TGCTCAACCTTTTGATCAGCACTTAGAGGGTTCTTCTTATGATCCTGTGTCCTACTAGGATAGATCCTGTAGTTACCAGAGTCACCACCTGCTTTCTGCACAGCATCAAGCATCTTACCATGACCTGCGTGTGGTGGATTAAATCTACCGAAGGTTATAGCGACATGTTTGTCTGCTGCCATCCTTTCCGCTTTACCATTACCTGTAGGTTTGGATTTCGGATTGGTTTTCTTGGTAGCATCGTATGCTTCAGTTATAAAGACGTGAAATGTTAACATTTATCCCCAATTTTTTGCAACGGTGAAGTTAGCACGACTGAACTCTAATCTATCGACCAGTTTCATAGCAGTACCGTTTTTAATAGCAACGAATCCCTCAGGACTTGTTACTCGGTACCCATCTTCATCCTCTATAAACGTACCAATGCCTTTAACCTTTTGTAGTCTGCTGATGATGATGTTTTTAGCAGTCATCAATGCAGTAAAGGCATTCATAGCACTATGTATGGCAGTTTTGTTACTATTTAGGTATTTAATTGTGTCTGCTTTCTTCTGAGTCCACTGTTCCTTTGCTTTCTTAGTCTTTTTCTTAGCAATTTCCATGTCAAAACGTCCTGACACAAAAGCAACAAACCCCCTAAGCATAACAGCAGAGGATGATGGAACCTTACCACTACGAACTACTTGGTTAAAGTACATCTTAAACATTGCAGTGTATTCGAATGGTTTCTTACCACCTAAGAGGTCAAGAAAGTTCCTACCTTTCCTCATGCTAGTCTTAGCAGAATTTATATTCTTATTAACTGCTGCTTTCTCTATAGCAGTTAGAGTAACCTCCTTACCTGTAGTCTGGAAGGCTGAAGATAATACTGCTACATCAGATACACCTTGTAGTCCTGCTACGTTTGCACCAAAAGATGCTTCCATCTCTGCCATAGATGCTCCATGATATGTTGTATGGAATACAATACCTAGCTTAGATTTAGCAACCTTGTTACCTAGTTCACTACCTTGTTGTGCAAAGTATGTAATAGTATTAGGTCTAAATTTATATCCAGTTACACCACCCATCTTGTCTAGACGTGGTGTAGATGTGTATAGTAGATCACCTTGTAGTACACCTTCGATAGGGAGTTTCCCAAGTTGCTCTAGACATGTCTTTAAAATACTATTGATAGCACCAGGATAGTGAAGGTCAACATCAGCATCTGACGATGCTATCTTAGGTACCTTATTAAATGCAGACTTAGTTCCTACAAAAAACTTTCCTGTCTGTGGATCTTTACCACACACAATAGCAGGAGCACCGTCCCATTTAGTTGTGATTGCCATCCCTGTAACCTGTGACCCTAGCATGTCACGAAGAGACTCTAAAAATTTTATTGCATTTAGACCACCTGCATACCCAGTGTTAATGAGTTCATCTTCCAAGTGTTCTAAGTGTGTGTTCTTTGCCATGAAAAAAAGAGGGTGTTCCCCCTCTATTTATTGGTAATATGATGGTGTGTATGATGACTCAGGATCCTTCTGCTCAGTTTTCAGTCTATTATATAACTCTTTGGTTTTTCTATCACTCTTACGGTGCATCCAAAGGTTCATTATAATAGTATCAAACTCTTCATTGGTTACCTTTAAGTCCATGCCTTACCTCATCTATGTTTTCTACAAGTTCGGTAACCTGTACTAGGTTCTCGATCTCTGCAAGAATGTTTGCTATATGCTTATTCACATACGGGGGTTCCGTCCTCGAAGAAAAGGATAGTGCATTCCGAAGGTCTTCCTGTGCCTCTCTTAATGATTCTTCTACTTGTTGACTCAGTGCCATGATTGTCGTTCCAATGTCGAATGTTACCTGCGATAATAAAACAGTTAGTAATTACTAACTGTATAAAAATAAAAGTTCTGATGATGCAGATAATATCATCATACTTCTTTGTGGTTTCATCTTGGAAGGAACCTAAAGCATACTTCCAGATCTTCCACGCTTCACTCCTCATACCCAGTACTTATACATTGTATATATTACAAAGATTAGTACGATGGTAGCGAGTGCACCCATCACATAAATCAAATGTCTCCCTCCTTACGATTTTCTGATTCTTCGATTGAGAACTCACCACCAGGATATCTAGCAGCAAGTTTAAGTGAGTTAGTATAGAACACTTCATCCAAACGGATGTCAAGTGCCCTTGCTGCACAGGCAGCATACCATAGTACATCACCTAACTCTTTGATAAGATGCTCTTTGTTAGCATCGTTCCAAGGTTTCCCTTGGTACTTTAACTTCTTAACGATCTCACAGAACTCACCTGCTTCAGCAGTTAGTCCTTGAGATGCAGTATCTAAACGAGCAATGTCACATCCCTGTTCAGATAGTTGTCTCAACCTATCAATGTATTGTATCTTATCTTTACTAGCATCAGAACAAGTCTTGTCTTGGAAGTCCATGTACTTGTCTAAGTCTATCTGAAACTTAGTCTTGTCCTTCTTCTTCTTTTCATCGCTTCTAATTTTCTCTGCTGCTTGCCATGCAGTAAACCCTTTCTGTTTAATAAAATCTTCTGGAGTTTTAGGTGTTTCATCTGCAATCTTCTTAGCACCTTCTGCCATATCATCTTTGGCATCTTGTGCAGAGTTATTCATTTCCTCTGCTACTTTCTGTGCATTGTCAGTTGATGCAGGGTCAAAGGGTACAGGACCAGGTACTTCATTTTCGTGGTCGTGGTCATGTCCATGACCGTGGGAGTGCTTCTTGCTCATATTTTAAATGAATCGAATTTGGTTGCGGTCTTGGCAATCTCTAAGACCTCTTCTTCACTACCTGAGTCGGTAAGTTGCTGCTGTTCACAATCATACAGCTTCATCTTTGATCTGTCAATACCTATGACAAATCTTTTGTGAACTGTTGGATCATTATAACGGTTCTTTAATTGTTTAACCATTATTTGATTTACTCCCTCGAGCTCCTCTGTACTAATAAGAGCAAACATGAGGTCAGCAGTAGCAGGGAGACCAAAGGATTCACTGGTGTCAGTAAGATCCACGTCAGAACTACCATATCCAGAACGAGTAGTCTGAGTAGCTGAGACGATTGGGACATTCGCTTCCACCGCAAGACCCCTAAGTTCCTCAGCAATTGCTTTAACGAACGTGTAAGAATTAACAATTGTATTTTTATAACGAGATGACGAACATATATTAAGATAGTCAATGAATATAATATCAGGACTAAAACCTTTCTTCATAGATAACTCATTGATCAGTGACTTAAAGTGACCGACATGAGCACTAGCAGTTGGGTACTCCTTAATGATAAGTCTGCCTTGTGTCTTTTTATTTAGCTTGTCTATCTTACTCCTAAATTGTGCCTTACTGAACAAAGGATCTTGGAGTTGTTGGATAGGTACATTAAGTAAGTTAGCATCTATCCTCTCTGCAATCTTCTCTTCAGCCATCTCCAAAGTAATATAGAGAACGTTCTTACCTTGGAGTAAACTAGCACTAGCACAATGGCACATAAACAAAGACTTACCCACACCAGTACCTGCAAGAGCAATGTTGAGAGTTTTATTAGGAAGTCCACCCTTTGTAATCTTGTTGAGGAGTTCCAGATCGAACGGAATCTTTTCCTCAATGGTGTGGTAGAAATCGTATCGTTCGTCTGCGTCTCTAATATAATCGTGTCCAACTGTATCATCAAAACTTGTACCTAATGCTTCCGACATGATATGTGGAATAGCATCCTTGCCACGAGTCTTATCCTGACCGTCAGCAATCTTGATACTATCCATGAGAGCAAGGTAGATCGCACGTTCCTTACACCACTTTTCTGTTGTATCTAATAACCAATCCTTATTATACTGATCTTTATCAATCTTATTATCTAGGAAATCCTCAATTTCACGAACGATATCTTCACTGAGATCCCTTCTCTTTTCTACTTCGATCTTAAGTGCTTGTGGTTCTGGCAATGCAGAAAACTCCTGTACATATTCTTGTACAGCAGTGAACAACACTTTGTTATTAATGGTATCAAAATAATCATCCTTAAGAAAAGGCATGACCTGCCGACAATAATTCTCATCAAGGATGAGTTTACTGAGTGCAATCTCTTCGATCTTTTGCATTAGAGATAATGTAAATAAGTGCTGACGATCCACTTGTCATTTGACAGTGGTGCTTTCCCTGAGTGTGGGAACATCCATGTTGGAGGGAAGATTAATACTGAACCCTCTTTTGGTTTGACGTTGTAATCAATATTATGAAAGCATGTTTCTCCTCCTTTGTCAACGTCATTGAGGTAGAAAAATATAGAAAGAAATCTTCTAGCACTATCGTGGTTGCCCACATCTACATGCACATCGAACCTATCGTTTCTTTCTTTATCATAGTGCTTGAGTTTAATCTGCTCAAATGAATTCTCTATTGGCCAGTACTCTTTACACTTAGTCTGTGTCATGTATGCTTCAGCACATCCCTTGATCGCCATGATCAATTGTTGATGAACCTTGATCCATTCTTCCTTAGCATCTTTTTTCTCGATCTCATGGGTAATGTTAAACATATTCCATTGAGGTCTACCCTTCTGCTCCCATCTTTCTAGAGATTCTTTCTTCCCTAGATCAATGATGTTACGACAAAGACTAGGGTCTAATGCCTTCTTATAATGTTTAATATAATCCTTAACTTCCATAACCGAACTCCTTAGCAGCAACTTCATCTAGTGCGTCTAAAACTTCGGGTGTAAAATATTTCTCTGGGTTACTCAAGATTTGTTTTGGATAAAGGTTTGACTCTCCCATCTTATATCTGTTTCCTATTCTTGTAAACACTCCATGTTTCTCTCCTAATTCTAGAAGACCATAGTACTTGTCAAGTCCTCTCTCATCATAGAATAATCTTGATTCGATCTTAGCATTTTCTTTAGTGAACCTAGACTTCTTAGTCTCACATTTAATAATGTTACCGATAACATCCTTACCATCTTTCTCTTTAGATTTGCTGAGATAGATGATAGTAGAAGCAGCATACTTAAGACCACTACCACCACCCATTTCTTTCATAGGTACATAAGCACCCACTACATCATAGGTATGGTTAGTAACAATCATAGGTACGTTTGCTTTACCTAATTTGAGAGTAAGAACTCTGAAGATAGACTTAACAACCTGTGCTCTAGTCATGTCACGAGTATCTTTACCTGCCTCAGTATCTTCTACCTCCTTACTTGTAGATAACATACCAAGACTATCCAACACAAACATCAGAGGTTTACGATCCTCTTCTTTCTGTGCCAGATACTTATCAATAATCTTAATTGCTTGCTGACGAAACTCCTGTACTGTGACAACAGGAACAATCATCATACGATTGGAATCAATACCACGACTCTCAATCATGTTTTTACTTATCGCAGACTCAGACTCAAAATAAATAACCCCGCCATCAGATTGAGCATTGAGGAAAGACTGTACAATGCCGAGACAGAAATAAGTTTTGCCTGTACTCGACTCACCTGCAAGAGCTGTGATCTTGTTCCCTGGAACTCCACCTTTGATGCTTCCTGAGACAAGAGCGTTAAAGAGGTAGCTGCCCGTGTCAATAAAATTACTTGTGTCGCCAGAAGCAACACCATCACTAACGATACTAGCGTATTCATTATTAATCTCCCCTGCAATGTCAGCGAAAAATGAACTTGTCATCCGAAAATATGCTCCAATGTAACTTGTTTTTCTGGTGCCCAACCTATTGCGTCAAGAATAACCTTGACAGGTGACAAGAAACTCTTGTCAAATTGTACTTCATAATCCACTGATCCGTCAAGCTCGAATTCCTTAGGCAATGTTTGGAAGAATGAAATAACATTCTCCCCTATGCGGTTGGGTTTCCTAAGGTATAGATACTTGATCTTCTCACCCTCTTGGATGAATGGAAATTTGTTTTGGATCTTATGTTTCTTTACATAATGATTATAAAGTAGAGATCCACGAACATGGATAGGACATCCCTTACCATATATGTCCTTGGTTGATGTGAACTTTTCTAAGTTGTTGCAACTACGAGGGAATGATATATCCTCTAGTGGCATAGACTCAAACTTCTTTCTGAATTGTGAAATGAATTTCTGTACATCAGATTCATCACTGGTCATAACCAACTCAAGTGCTTTTTTAATAGCACCTCTGCATGGCATAGGTGTAGAAGACTTAACTGCTTCGATACCCATCATCTTTAGTTTAGGTTCAGCATACTGAACACCCTCACTATTCCATACATTTAAGATGTATCGTTTCTTGGCAGTCCATATACCTTTGTTAGCAATGTTCTCCCTCTTCATGACCATCTTCTGAGAGTATGCGTTTACATAGGTGGCCAGTTCTTCGTAAGAATTCTGAATATACTTCTCAAATTCCACGTCACACACCTTCTCAAGGAACCTAAGTATGCTCTGATCGCTTTTCTCTCTGCTCTCGAATACCTTCTCCACCAAAGGACCAAGGTGTAAGTAAATGCTATCAGTATCACTAGCAATAACGTAATCGTAATCATCTGTCTTTAATAATTTGTTGAGGTAAGCATTCATCTTGTTCTCTATCCATCTGATAGAGACCTGTCCTGATAATGTGATTGCTTCAGCATTAGCAAGATTATAATACCTAAAGTATTGGTTACCAATAGCACCATAGGCAGAGTTAAGTTGGATCTTTCTTGCCATCTGGATGTTATTAAACTTAGAAATATCTTTCCTAAGTTTATCGGAAGGAGAACTTTCATAGTCCTTCTTCGCTTGTATCATCTTCTTCTTATAGATCGTACGTTCATCGTAGATCCTTTGCATTATTTCGGGAAGAAAACCGTGGATGTCCCTTCTATACTGTGCTCCATTGGCACACACTGCAAAATCTCCAGAGACTTGTACTTCTCTAGAGAGCAATCCTTCCACAGATGCGGATGGATGTCTTCTATCCACCAAGGTTTCTGGGCTAATGTTGTACTGCATGATGAGATGAGGGTACAGACTATTGAGATCAAAACTGACGACCCAATCGTACATACCTGGTTTAGGTTCCTTGACGTAGGCACCTGCGTATTGTTCATTCTTACGTTCTCCTCTTTTCGGTGGCACAACAACGTTTCTCTTTTTAAGATCGTTGTATATTAATGTGTCCCACATTCGCACCTGTGAATACACATCAGACAAGTTAACCTTAGCGTCATATGCTAAGGACAATGCTAACTCAATCAGTTTCATCTTGCCTTCCAACTGGTCAACAAGTTCCACGTCATGAATATTATATTCTACGAACTTCTGCCAATCATTTGTATAGAATGCTTTAAAGTTCTCAAACTCAGAGTGATCTAGTTTGTTCTCTCCCAGTTCTATGAATGCAATATGGTCTAGTCTATATGACTCTTGTGCTGAATAAGTAAACTTCTGATACAAATCAAGATAGTCAAGGACCGTAACACCTGCAATATCATATGCAAGTTGCTTACGACCCCTGATAACTATCTCTCGATCCAATACTCTGTTCCACGGAGACAGAGACTTCTTCCACTTCTCACCTAACACACGCTCGACCCTGCGACAAATGTATGGAATATCATACAAGTTGCAGTTCCATCCAGTAATGACATCAGGAGTTTCAGAGACCCACCACTGTAGGAAGTCCTCTAACAACTCTGATTCCGTATTAAATAACCTGTACTCATGTTCCCCTTGGAACTCACGAGTACCCCAAGTAGTAATCTTCTTGGTGATGAGATTCTTGATCGTAATACAAAGCATCTCTTCACGACACTCCTCTACAGAAGGGAATCCATTATCACATGCGACCTCGA